TTCAAGCCCCTTTTCTCCAAAGATGTTCCCAACGGCTTCCCGGACTTTATCAAAGTTTTTCCGCAGTATCTGTACTACTGCAATTATTGTTGTAATGATTCCGATTATCGGCAGGAACTTTCCTACAATGCCACCTAACGGTCCCAGTGCCGTTTTCAGCAATCCACCCAACGGTCCAAATGCCGATTTCAGCACGTTTCCTATTGGTGCAATCAGTGTCCCCAGCTTCCCGAAACTGGAAGCAATCACTTTTCCGATAGACCCCAGCGGTGAATTTAAGATGATACCGCCGACTTTTGACAATATGCCGCCCAGTGCGCCGCCTATGTTTCCAAACGGTTTCAGCAGGATTGAAAGCAGTTTTGAACCCGTACCCGTAAGAACGCCTCTCAGCTTCCCGACAAGTCCGACAAACCCGACAGACATTTTTCCCGCTATGCCGCTGAATAGTCCGCCCACTTTCTGAAATATTGTACTGTTGCTGAAAATGTTCCCGATTGCGGAACTCAGCCCACCCAGTGCGCCGCCTACTCCCTTGAAGTATTTCAGTACGCCAGATCCCGCCGCTTTCAGCTTTGTTGCAAAACTTGTGCCTGTCGCTGCGCTTTCAAGAAAGCCTATGCGCAAGCCCATAAGTTTTTGAAGCAATGACACAATGCCGCTTGCACCCGTCAGCCCTGCCAGCTTCAATGACAGCATACCTACACGGAACGCCATCAGCCCTGCCACGACTTTTGCAATCATCTTTGTCATTTCGGGGTTTTTCTGTACAAATGTTGTTACTACCCCCAGCACTTCCGTTGCCTTTTTTATCAGGTCTGTAAGCACTGGCAAAAGCATTTCACCCAGTTCCACCTGCAATGCGTCCCATGCGGACTGCATAAGTGTTATTTGCCCATTCAGGTTATCCAGCTTGGTGTCAGCCATTGCCTTTGCCGCACCGTCAGCATTGTTGATTGACGCTGCCAGCTTGTCAAAGTCTGCCTGTTCTGCGTTCATCAGCGCAAGAAAACCAGATATACCAGACTGCCCCGCAATCTTTTTGGCATAGTTGTTCTGTTCTTCCTGCGTCAGCCCTTTCCACGCTTCTCTGGTTTCTCCTATGACTTTTGCAAGGTCCCTTGTCTTTCCCTCACTGTCATAGAACTGCACGCCCAGTTTTTCGGTCAGTATTCCCAATGCGCCCAGACTTTTGCTTGAAGCTCCTGCGTCCGTTGAAAGCCTTGTCATAATAGAACGCAAGGCGGTTCCGGCGTTTGAAGCCTTTATACCGCTGTTAGCCATAACACCTATCATAGTTGCTGTATCTTCCAGACTGTACCCCAGCGAACCTGCAACGGGCGCAACGTATTTGAATGTTTCGCCCATCATGCCGACATTTGTATTAGCGTTTGAAGACGCTTGCGCCAGTACGTCCGCAAAGTGCGTGGCATTTGACACTCCGTTTGTAGTCCCGTCTGCCGCCATTCCAAACGCCGTCATTGCGTCTGTCACAATGTCGGACACTGCCGCCAGTTCTTCCCCGGAAGCCGCCGCAAGGTTCATGACACCCTCAACGCCGCCCAGCATATCCTTTGTTTTCCAGCCTGCCATTGCCATGTACTCCATAGCTTCCCCGGCTTCTTTGGCTGTAAACTTTGTCGTGGCTCCCATTTGCTTTGCCTTTTCAGACAATAGTTGCAAATCGTCCCCGGTAGCCCCGGAAATAGCCTGCACGGTTGACATTTGTTCCTGAAACTCTGCTGCCTTTTTAACGGGTCCGTTATAGATTGCGGCTCCTGCCGCCGCCATGACTCCCACTGTCCCGACAAGCTGTGTCTTCGTGTGTGAAATGCTTTCGTTTATATTTTGTTGTGCCTGATTTAGTCGTTGTATAGTCTGCTGGGAATTTTGCAGCCGTTCATATGACTTTTGCAATCTGCCGTTTGCTTCTTCCAGATTGTCAGTGTTTACACCTGCTTCCTGCAGTTCATGTTCTAATTGCTGTAATGCTTGTTCATTTCTTTCTATGTTGGCAGTGGTCTGTCGTATCTGGCTATTATTTGTCCTAAGGCTATCGCTATACTTTTCTACTTCACGCTTTTCTGCTTCTAACTGCGCTTTCAACGCGCCTGTTGAATCTCCATTTTTGTCAATTTCTTCTGTCAGCCTGCTTACACTGTCTTTGTGTGATTGTAGCCTTTCTACGATCCTGCTATGCGCTTCCTGCAGTTTTTCAAATTTTTCTTTCTGCTGACTGATTGCATTTGAAGTCTTTGTATAGCCGTCAACCTTTCCCTGCAAGGAATTTACGCTTTTCAAGCTGTCCTGTAACTTTTTCTGCGTTTCAATCGCACCTTTGAAAGTGCTGTTGAAATTGCTACCCAGTGACGCTTTCAGCCTGAAAAGTAACTCAAATTCCTTTTGTGACCTTGCCAATCGTCCCACCTCCCTTTATTTTCTGCGATCACCCTCTTTTTTGTCTTCTTCCTCTACTTCGTTGGCACTTCTAATCCACTTGTAAAGGTTTCCGATAGGAAGCTGCATAAAATAATAGATGGGTGTATTGGAAGTTCTTGCCATTCTATACACCTGTTTCCGTATGAAGTTTGCGGGCTTCTCCTGCTTTAGTAGCCCATACCTGTTAAAAAATCTCTTGCTTTGTTCTTGATTTTCATGTAATCTGCCACAGGTAAACGCCTGATTTCATCAGCTCCCACTCTTGCTGCCCTTGCCGCAAGCATACTCTGGAATATAGATGAAATTTCAGGGGAAAGTGCATATTTTCCCATGTCCTGCATTTCCTGTTCTACCGCCTCAATGTCTTCACCTGTCAGCTTGTCAAAGTAGAAAGTTATTGTCTTGTACTTCTGCCCCAAAATCGTGACCGGGGTTTTGAAAGTGTGCGTGTAGTTTGGGTTTTTCTTCTCTTTCTCTGCCTTTTTGTCGGACATATCTACAACGCCAGTCCTTTGTGCTTCTGCCAGTTCCCTTGCTTCCTCCTGCTTCCTTGTTTCTTCCTCCTGCTGTCCCTCTGTTTCTTCTCCCAGCATTGCTGCTTCCTGCTGCTTCATTTCCTCTGTAACTTCGATATTTTCTACTTTTTCCATGTCCATATCCTCCTATCAGTTCATACAAAAGCCAGCGGATCTTCCGCTGGCTTTCACTTCATGATTTTTATTTTCCTAACGCTTTTCTTACATCAGCAAGGTAGTCAACCCCGTCAACGTAATAAATAAAGTTCAACTGGTCAATCTCCACTTTCTTGACCCCGTTTTTATAAATTGCATAATACGTGATTGCATATTCCCCGGAAGCGTCTGCAGTTGTAGCAACTCCTACTTTTCCGGGTGCAAGTTTTTTTGGTCTTACCCTCATGATGTATTTCATGCCGTCTATATCTATTTTTTTCGTTGCCGTGTTCTCGCTCTGCTGCGCCGCCCTCAAATCAATCATATGTATTCTTGGTTCATTCAGCCTGATTGTAGCGTCCGTCACGGTTCGGAAATTCAGCGTCAGTGTCATTGCTTCAAAATGCCCTATCACAACCGCTTCCACATTTCCGGCAATCCCTGCACCCGTGATTTCCTCTGTCAATGCTGCTATTTCCGGCAGCTCTACTTCTGCCATTCCAAGATACTCCACTGCGTCTTCATATATCGCAAAATTTACAACAAGTTCATCAACTCTTGGCATTGTTTATCCCTCCTTTATCCCGCCATAAGGCTTAAAAGATACGACACATCATATTCAAGCACATATTCCAGCAGGCACAACGGACTTGGCGGCGTAAGATAGATATGGAACTTTGCGTGTCCTTCCATCAGTGCTGTTGTGCTGTTTTCTTCTTCCTTGAACTCCACACGCCCGCCCAGTATCCTTTCTTCTGCTGTCAGGCTGTTCAACCAGTCGTTTACACCCTGCAAGATAGCGTCAATCGTCCTTTTATTCAGTCTGCGGTCAACGTAATTCCAGTATGAAAGCGTCACGGTTTTTGCAACCCACTTGAACATACGGGATATGCAATAAAAATAGTCTACCGGGTCAGTGTTCCCCGGAAAGCACGCTGTCCAATCCCCCCAGCTCACAAAACCATTGTAGAAATTCAACCCTGTAATAATGCCGTTGTCGTTCAAATAGTTTGCCTGCTGCAAGTCAAGAGCAACTTCCGTTCCATCAGCCAGTATCATTCTATCAGCCTGCAACGACTTGTTTGACGCACTTTCGCATGGCGTACCGCCGCCCCATGCTTCCGTATTGTCTACTTTTGCAATCAGACCCGCAAGCTGCGTGGAAAAATTGAACTCCCTTTCTCCCAGTGCCAGCTTCGGGAAGCACACAAGTTCATTCGGCTTTGAAAAATTCTTCTTTTTCTTCCACGCAATAGCGTCTGAATAGTACGTTACGCCTGCTTCTGTTGTGTCCATGTCCAGAATTACGTCAGCTTCAAATAGTCCGTTGATGTTTTCTGCTTTTGCAGACATTACCGCCGCAACTTCGCTGTCGTGTGACCAATTCGGACACAAAATCAAATCTGGTATTTCTGTGAACCGTGGGAAAACGCTGTCTATCAGTTCCAGCCCAGTTGACTTGTGCGTTGTCACGCTAAAACCGCCTATAATATCATCTTTGTCAATCTGTGCCGGGTCCACCTCATTGTATGTCAGCTCTACTTCTCCCGTTGTGTCAGAAAGAAACTCCACAATGCAGTTATCATCATCATAGAACGCTTCAAAGTCCGTCCCTTTTTCCATCCCGTTCACTTCTACGCTTCCCGCAATGACTTCAATCGGTAGTTTTACCTGATTTTCCATAACCTCTGTTGTCAGCGTCTTCTTCGTCTTCTGCTTTGCAGGGTCCAGCACATTGACAAGAAAAATGGGTGAAGTTGTGTAAAGCTGGAACGCCGTGTAAATAACTTCACAAAGGCTGTATTTCTTCCAATCATCAGAATACCCCAGCTTCTGCACCGCTTCTGCGTAATTGTTCGCCATCACGACTTCATTTATCTTGCCACCCTCTACCATCTGCACTGGTGCTGTCCCTACTGCAAATATCACGCCGCTTGACGCTACATTCGGGGTTGAAATGCTGGTTGTCAGCTTCCCGGTCTGTATGCCGTGTGTTATTTGACTTGCCATCTTTTATCCCTCCTTTGTCGCATTTCCCGCAACACTTGAAACAATGTCCGCATAATATTTATGCAGGATATTCCCTGCGGTTTTTGCTTTGTCTTTCTTCTCTCCTATCTGGCTTGCCGGGACAAGCATTTTCTCCACAAGTGGGTACTTTTCCAGAACCGCTTCCAGCTCTTTCTTGATTTCAGTTTCCGTGCCTATAAATATTTTATTGCACTTTAACTGTCCAGCGGGCAATGTCGGTCCGATATATGCCAGTTTCACCACTTCTTCTTTTTCCGTGGTTTCAGTTTCCTGCTCCGTTTCTGTCCCATCTGTGGCTTCGTTATCTACCCCATTTTCGACTTTTTCCTGTTCATCCTTATTATTTACCGTCTTTTCCTCTTTTTCCGTTCCTGCGGCTTCTGTGTCGTTTGTCGCTTCTTCCGCCTTTTTCTTTACTGCCATATTGCTTCAACCTCCCTTTTGATTTCTGGTATTGACCAGTTTGTTATCATTTCCCCTAAAAAATAAGGTTGTGTACTGTCCGGGTACACAATGTATTCAAGCGGCTTTTCCAGCACAAAATATCCCCCGATAATCCCAACTTTCTGCAGTTCGCTCCTGATACGTAAAATCACATTCAGCACGTCATATGCGCCCATGTTGTCATTTTCCGCATATGTCGCAACCACAATGCGTATCTGGCAGGTGCTTCCCTCCTGCACTTCCCCGTCCTTTCCTGTCAGGAATTGCAGCAGGATATACGGCACTTTTTCCGTCTGGTCTTCTTTTTTCGGAAGACGCATTTTGTATACATCTGCTGCCCGTTCTTTTTCCTGCTCCGGCTTTCGCACCCTTACCTGCAGTTTGATGTCCTTTGTCTTCTCTTTCACAAATTCTTCCAGATTATCCAACAAAATTGCTGGTGTCATGTTCTAACCTCCGTAACCATTCAGCAGACGGTCAATTTCGTGTATAGCCCTCTCATTGACTGTCTTCTGCGCTTCTTTTTCCAGTTCTTCAATTACATTCAGGTTTCCTACCATCTGCGCCATTGCAAGCCCCATCTTTTCTTCTATCGGGAAGCGTTTACTTGTTTCTCGTTCAAATACTCCGATATGCCCGCTTTTCATTTGCGCAATGAACGCATTTTCAAAAGCTGTGCCGCCGCCCTTTTTGACTGCTGCCGTCACCTGCTTTTTAACGCCGGGAGCTTTCGGTGTCACCTTGAATTTATAAAGTGGTATCTTGTAGCCGGAAAAATGAATGTAGCCAGCAAGGTTCCCCGTGCTGGCTTTCTGTATTCTTGTGTTTGTAGCTTCGTTGATTGCGCTGCTCTGTACGGCGTATACCTCCCGCACTTTCTTTGCTGCCCCGGTCTTCATTTTTGACAGTCCCCGGTTCATTGCATTTGACAACGCACGTTCCGCACCTTTTGGAACTCCTGCCAGCAGTGCTTCCACCCGTTCAATCGTTTCAGCAGAAACTTCTATCATTCAGTAAACGCCCCCAATTCCAGCACAATTTCCCCGTCTTCATAATCTGATTTTGTGATTTCATACAAGTTGACTGCCCCTGCTTCCTCAATCTCGATATTGCAGCCTTTTTCCGGCATAAAACCCAAATCGTCAAAAGATATATACACAAGTGCTTCTGCAAGGTTTATCCCCTCTGCATGGTCATTCACAAGCGTTTTCCTGTCTTTTGCCGTTTCGTGGTCAATCACTAT